GTACATTTAACTTAATTACTGGTATTCCTAATCATGGTAAGAGTAACTTCTTAGATCAGATACTTATGAATTTAGCAGAGAATGAGAATTGGAACTTTGCAGTAATTAGTCCAGAGCATTCAACTCCTAATCACATAAGAAGATTACTAGAGAAAAGATGTAGAAAGCCATTTGATATTGGCTTACATGCTAGAATATCTCAAGACGAACTTAACAATGGCATAGAGTTCTTGGATAATCATTTTAAATTTATTGAGAACACAGAAGAAATACCAGACATTGAGTTCATATTAAGTAAGGCGAAAGTAGCCAAGCAGAGGTTTGGTATAAAGGGTTTAGTCATTGATCCATTCAATCAGATTAGTCCTAATAGAGATTATGCTAAAAGAGAAGACGAACACATAAGAGATATAATTGCTAAGTGTCAGCAGTTTGCAAGAAACCATCAATTAGTTGTTTGGATGGTAGCTCATCCTCATAAACTACAGAGGAATGATAGTGGCGTAGTTCCACCACCAGATTTATATCAAGTAAGTGGTTCTGCACATTGGGCAAACATGAGTGATGCCGCTCTAGTGGTGCATAGAGACTTTGAAGATAACTCTACTCAAATAATTACTAGAAAGATTAGAGAGCAAGGTATCTATGGTCATATAGGTCAGAAGTTCTTCAGCTTCAGTAACTCAAAGAAGGTCTATGAAGAAATAGTTGAAACAGAAAATAATTACGATTACTCTAGAGATGAGGTGTAAAAATGAGCCAACTTATTAATCTGAAGTGCAAGAAAACTTGTGACATAGATACATGGTGTATTTGTGAGGCAGTAGAAACTATTGAGACTAATATAGAAAATGATATAGATGATTTATCAAAAAAAGAAAAAAGAAAATATTTAGATAAGCTATATGAAAAACTTAACAGTCAACTTATGAAAGTTATTGGATGAATTGTTGGGCATGTAACACAGAATTAATTTGGGGTGGAGATCACGATGTAGAGACTATGGACTCTGAAGAGCACTCATTACTGACTAACTTATCTTGTCCTAACTGTGAAGCTCTTGTATTAGTTTATCACGAGAAGAGAGATGAAAATGAAACAAAACACTAAAAAGCCAAGTAAAAAGATTGGTAGACCTAAATTTGTAGTTACAAAAGATATGTGTGAAAGGGCAGAAGCCTATGCATCTCAAGGACTTACATCGGAACAGATAGCTCTAGCTCTAGGAATAGGACAGTCAACTTTGTATGATAAACAGAATGAGTTTAAAGAGTTTGCAGAGGCTATAAAAAGAGGTAAGGGCAGAGGAATACAAAGAGTAACTAATAAGCTATATGAGAAAGCGTTAGAAGGCGATAATACTGCAATGATATTTTATTTAAAGAACAGAGCAGGTTGGCAAGATAAGATAGAGAAAGAAACTATTATAGAGCAGAAGCAAGTTATAGATTTAACTAGGATAAGCAATAATGAACTTAGCAAACTTAAATCAATCCTTACCTCAGTTACTACAGAAGGTGGAAGCAGAGGAAATGAAGAGATCATTGAAGGAGTTCACGAAAAACTCTTGGGAAGCGATTGAACCAGGTCGAGACTTCTACGACAATTGGCACATTGATGCAGTATCAGAACATCTACAAGCAGTAGTAGAAGGCGATATAAAAAGACTTATAATAAATATACCACCAAGACATATGAAGTCTATAAGTGTTGCAGTAGCTCTACCAGCTTGGACTTGGACAATACAACCAGAGAAAAGGTTTCTATTTGCTAGTTATGCAGGCTCATTATCTATAAGAGATAGTGTTAAGTGCAGAAGACTAATAGATAGTCAGTGGTATAAAAAATATTTTGGAGATACATTTTCACTAACGTCAGATCAAAATCAAAAGCAAAGATTTGAGAATAATAAGACTGGACAGAGAATAGCAACCTCAGTAGATGGAGCACTAACTGGAGAAGGTGGAGACATAATTGTTATTGATGACCCACATAACGTAAGAGAAGCTGAATCATCCACAGTTAGAGAAGGCGTTCTAGAGTGGTGGGATCAAGCTATGCAGACTAGATTGAATGACCCAAAGACTGGTGCTTTTATAATTATTATGCAAAGAGTACATGAGAATGATTTGACTGGTCATATATTAGCTAACGAATATAACGAATGGGATCACTTATGTTTGCCTGCAAGATATGAAATAGGTCATCCAACGCCAACTAAATCATCATTACATTTTGTAGACCCAAGATCAAAAGAAGGTGAGTTGTTGTGGGAAAAGCGTATAGATGATGCAACCTTATCAACTTTAGAGAAAAGTCTAGGCTCATATGCAAGTGCTGGGCAACTACAACAAAGACCTATGCCAAAAGGTGGAGGTATACTCAAAGCAGAATGGTGGGTTCCCTGGGAAAAAGATGAACTGCCAGACATTGAGTATTTAGTGCAAAGTTACGATACTGCCTTCTCTACAAAAGAATCAAGCAGTTATAGTGCTAGAACTACATGGGGTATTTTTAGAATGAATGGACAAGTCAATGCTATCGTAGTAGAGATGTGGTATGATAGAGTTACTTATCCAGAGTTAAGGAAACTTGCACAAGAAGCATATGATGACTGGCAGCCTGACACAGTATTGATAGAGAAGAAGGCTAGTGGTCAAAGTCTGTTACAAGATTTAAGAATGGGTGGGATACCAGTGTTGGCTTACTCACCAGATAGAGACAAGATTGCTAGAGCACATAGTAGTTCTGCATTACTAGAAGATGGTAGGATATTTTATCCACACGATAAAAAATGGGCAAAAAACCTAATTGATATATGTTCAGCCTTTCCTGCGGGTGATAATGATGATATAGTTGACACTTGTACACAGGCTTGGTTAAGATTGAGAAAAGGTTGGTTTATAACTCATTCTACAGATTATGACGAAGATGACAGTACAGAAGAGAAAAGGATGACAATATATGGCTAGAGAACCACAAGTAATTCCCTTTGCAGAGACAATGCCTTCAGATGAATTTCAAGTTGAAAAAATAAATGACGATGAAGTTCTAATAGGTGACCCAAGTTTAGATGAAATTGAAGTTAAAGATACTGGCTTTGATGAGAATTTAGCAGAAGAGATCGATGCCAAAGAGTTAAATGGCGTAGCTAGTGAGCTTATTAGTTGTTATGAAACAGATAAAGAAGCTAGATCAGAGTGGGAATTTAGATACAAGCAAGGTCTAGAGACACTTGATCCTCAAGGTGGACAAGACGAAGAAGAGAACCAAAGAGCTTCTAGAGGACTTAGTACAGTTGTTCATCCTATGATAGCAGAAGCGGCTACACAGTTTAATGCTAGAGCAATCGCAGAATTATACCCATCTGGAGGTCCCGTTAAGACTGTAATAGTTGGTGATCCTAATGAAGAGATGGAAGAGCAAGCCAAGCGTGTAAAAGATTACATGAATTATCAAATCACTCAAGAGATGCCAGAATACTTTCCAGACCTTGATCAGATGTTATTTCAGTTACCATTAATTGGACATACATTTAAAAAAGTTTGGTGGGATGCTAACTTAGATAGACAATGTTCTCAGTTTGTGAAAGCAGAAGATTTTGTAGTGTCGCCAGAGAGTAAAGATTTGTACACATCTACAAGATACACTCATGTCATAAGAATGCCTAGAAACGACTTTAACAAATATGTTCAAGCTGGCTTTTACTTACCAAGCAAATATTCTTCAGATGATGTTGACCCAAGTGGAGATATTGGAAGTGAGATAGAAGGCGTAGACCCTTACAACAGTGAAGCTAAAGATGAAGTGATGACATTATTAGAAATGCATTGCTATCAGAGCTTTGATGGAATTGATGAGGACAATGAGCAAGACGAAGACAATATGGTTCATTTGCCTTATGTAGTTACAATTGATTACGACTCAGAAAAGATTGTTGCAGTAAGACGTAATTGGGAAGAAGCAGACGAAAGAAAAAAAAGAAGAGATTGGTTCGTAAGTTATAAGTTCTTACCAGGAACTGGATTTTATGGTTTTGGCTTATATCATATGATTGGTGGATTAGGTAAAGCGGCTACTGGATCACTTAGAGCATTATTGGATAGTGCGACTTTTGCAAATATGCAAGGTGGGTTTAAGCTAAAAGGCAGAGTTACTGGTGGTGAGATGCAAATCAACCCAGGAGAATTTGCTGATCTTGATGCTACTGTAGACGATGTAAACAAAGCTATTATGCCTCTTCCATTTAAAGAGCCATCACAAACCTTGTTCAATCTTATGAACGCTATCACTGATATTGGTAGAAGATTTGCGAATACTGCAGACCTTAATGTAGGTGATGTGAATCCAAATGCCCCTGTTGGAAGCACAGTCGCATTGATTGAACAAGGTAGTAAATCATTTAGTGCTATACACAAAAGACTACATTATTCACAAGGACAAGAGTTTAAACTATTAGCTAAGTTAAATGCAGAATATTTACCAGAAGAATTTAAGTTTGCACAAAGTGGTGTAGATACAATTATTTATGCAAAAGACTTTAATGATAGAATAGATATTATTCCAGTCAGTGATCCTAATATATTCAGTACTGCACAGAGAATTGCACAAGCACAAGCAGTTCTTCAAATGTCTCAATCAGCACCACAATTGCATGATCAGTATGAGGCGTACAAAAGAATGTACGAAGCAATAAGAATTAACAACATAGATGAAGTACTAAAGAAGCCAGAGGAAGCATCTAAACTTGATCCTATTACTGAAAATATGTCATTGATGTATGGTAAGCCTATAAGAGCATTTCCAGAACAAGATCACGAAAGCCATATAGCAGTTCATATGCAGTTTATCAGCGATCCATCTTTAGCTGGAAATCCAGGGGCAAGATCAATGCAACCTTTATTGATTGCACATATAGCAGAGCATATAGCACTTCTTTACAGGCAGCGGATGCAAGCAAGTATCAATATGTCCTTACCAGGAATGCCAGATATTCGTGATCCTAAGTTTAAGTTTGAGGATATTGATCCAGCACTTGATATGGCTATTAGTCAGAGAGCGGCTGAAGTCGTTAAGCAAGCACCACAAATGGAAGCTATCAAACCTCTTGTGGCGATGTCTCAACAACAACAACAAAACAATCCTCTACAATATGCACAAGAACTTGCTAAACTAGAGGCAGAGGCGTTGAAAGCTAGAACACAAGTGCAGATACAAGCTGACCAAGCTAAAGCACAACAGAAACTAGCAATCAATGAAGCAGAAGCTAAACAAGATATGCAAATAGAACAAGCTAAGTTACAACAAGAATTACAAGCAAAAGTAGCAAAGCTAGAATTAGAACTACAATTAGAACGAGAAAAAAACGCTATTAAACTACAAAAGGAGCTAAGATAATGCCAGTAATTATAACACCAACAGGACAATTCATTGATTCTGTAACTGGAAACCCAGTAAATCTACCACCACAAAGACCAGACTTGCCAATGCAAAAAATGGCTGGTGC